TGAGAGCACGAAGAATTGACGACGCAGACGATCCAAACGGATTCCAACGACCAAGATACCGGGCCGCACGGCCCCAATTAGACTCGTCGATCTCCGACTCGGTACGCTGCCCGGGAAGACCGAGCTCGCGAGACGTATTCTCCAGCGCGTGGCCTTCGGTACGCGCTCGAGTCTCGTTCAACTTAAAGGCCTCATGGAGACCAAGCCGGCGCTTGTACTCCGCTTCCGCTCGAGCCACGTTCACATTCTCCTGAATGTGATTAATCTCGGCAGATTGCCGAGCTGTAGACATTAAAGCCTCCGTCGCCCTGGCATTGGTCTCCTTCACCTGGGCATCAATCAGATGCCCTTCCTTCACCTTGTTATCGGCAGTACCAGCGGTCGCACGCTCAGTCTCTTTCGCCACGCCGACCTCAGCCTTTTCGCGCTCAATTGCGCTCTTAGCACGCATGGTGTCCACAGCCGACGTCAGACCTTTAGCAAGAGCCGACTCCTGATGAGCGTACGCACCACCAGATGCAGCTGCACCATGAACTGGACTGCTCGAGGCCGCAGGGCCAGACGCGGCGACACCGCCAGCACTCGGAGCTCCGCCGCGGGTTACAGCCAAAATCGGATTAAGACCCGCGAGCTGCAGATCCGCCATCTCGCGCTGATGCGCCGTGTTCGACATCTTCGCCGTCCATGAACGCGCACGATTCGCCTGATCGGAGTTGAACATCCGAGCTCGACTAGCCTCGCGAGCGTTGAACGTCCGCGAAATAACACCTTCAGCATGAGAAAAAGCGCGGGCCTTTTCGGCCTCAGCCGAGTTCCACGCCATTTGCTCGCGAGCAGTCGTGACGTTGGCGTCATTGGTCAGGCTTTGACCACCTAACCCAAAAACGCCGGAGACGACGCCACCAATAATGTCGTCTAGGCCGAACATCAGAAACGGTCTCCCATGCCGGGTACACCGTACACGGGCATCGGTCGCACACAACGCAACGACACGTACGAGTCATAAATAAACTCCGGTTGAGTAGGTACCGCAATCACACGGCTAATGGGGGGAATGTCCTTAATGAACGTGTCGCCCAAAGTAGGCAGCGATACGAACTTCTGCGACAAATGCCAAGAATCCAACGTGCCGGACGCCGTGCTCCGGAACTTACCGGTAATCTGACTTGGCTTGTACCGATACTCCGCAAAACGTTCCTGATAGCCAAACACCTGATCATCGACAGCAGTCCCCTGCGCGTAAATCTCCTTGTTCAAAATGGCCTGCTCGCCAATCTGAGAAAGAGCCGGCCAGTAGAAATCGACCCGCGTACTGCGCGAAAACATCCGGTTCATGCCCTGCTGGTAGGTCAAGTCACAACGCACGTTCGCGAGACCAATCAACACGCAATGCTCCGTGAACGACTTGGTAAACCCAACGCTGGCGCGAGCTGTCGCCATTGCCGCCAAGTTGCCCTGAGGAGAAACACCGGCTTGCGTCGGAGCCGTCTGCGCAATCGGACTCACATTGACCGGCGCAGAACCACCGCCCAGGTATTCCGGGCGCTGCAGCCGCGCATCCGGACTAGTCACGCCGAAATGGCTCTTCACCACTTCGACATACCGCGTACCACCTCGAGCATCACGTTCAAGCAACTTCTGAATCGCAAACGCCTGCCGCAGCTGGTTGATCGTCGCAGCTGTCGCTGCGGACAAGTCCGCCTGCAGGTTAGGCGTCTTCCAAAGGAACGCCGAGGTCGAACCAGCATTCGCCACAGTGGCCGTTACAGCTGAGCTGCCACTAGCCACCGCCGGCAGCGATTCAACACCATTGGAAAACTTGTAGATCGGGCCCGAGTTGCCAATCGGAAGCACCGGAGCCGTAGTACCCAACGGCAAACTGACCGAGCTGCCTTTCTGCGGCCACGGGAGCGCCGAAGTGAAATAATCGTGGCGCTTGCCCCGACGCAGCAACGTGTAGTTCGAATACGTATCCGGGCCATCGCCCGTGTCCACCACCACGCTGTTCTGCATGTTCTGGTCTCGAAACCACTCATTCCAGATCAGGTTGTAGGCGCGATGCCACAGCGACGAATGCGTCAATCCAGCAACCGAGATCGGCAAACCCAAATAGTCAGACAGCGAACCAGTAGTGTAGCCGCCAGCTGGCGAAACCATCTGAGGAACAAGAAACGACGTGCTATCACCCGGGTTCTTCTGAAAACCCATGAAACGCTCAAAATTGTCCCAAACCAGACGCAGCGGAACAGCAAAGAAAAAGAAATCCATCGACATATTGTCCATCACCGGAAAAATCGGCGTGGCCATCCGCGCAAACGACGTGAGGTTCAGATTGAACGTATCACCTGGCAAAGCCTCATCCACATAAACCGGCACCAAGTAACCGGAATCAAACGTAGTCTTGAGACCGTGAGAACGATCGAACGAACTACGGGGGATCTCGACAGCAGGCACCTGCGAGAAATTGTGCGACATCACCGAACGCATGATTAAGCCTCCTCAGCTGCGACAACCAAAGACGCGAGCTCCGCAACCACTACCGGATTTTGCGGGCCGCCAACCACACCAATGTGGTCATCAAACTCGCCAACAAACACCAGCCGGTAATCACCGGGATGGGCCGCCCACTGGTGGTTCTTGTCGGCCAGAACATCGAGCATGGCCCGAACAGCCACGGCATCGTTAACCATGAAAAACGGTTGCGTGTAAGCCGCCGCCTTGCAATCAAATACCGAATACATCCGCAAATTCATGAAAAAGCCTTTCAGCGCATTGCGCATAATGTTTATTAAGTCAAAGACTGCGAGCGAGCAACGTCTTGCGCTTGTACTCGCCCATCACTGCCAAACGCTCTTCCGAATAGTCCTCACGAACAGCGGCGAACTTTTCAGCACGCCTGCTGCGCACGAGCTCGGCCATCTCGGCGTCACGCTCTTCCAACTTCTTGAAGTAATAACGCGGAGGCGAAGCTTTCCGCCCACGCGAAATCACGAAATCGTTGGGAAAACAATCAGAACCAAACGCATCGAACCAACCCAAACCTATACCAGGTTTGAGACTCATCAACGAAAACTCAGGACAGACAGAACCAATCTCACCGGTACGGACATCGAGCGACTTGTAAGCCTCCTCGGCGCCCTTCCCAGTCACCTTCTTCACGCAGTAGCGCGCCACATAGGCGGCGCTTTCAAACGTCACATGACCGAATGACGTCATACCGAGACCCCAGAGCTTCTCAAGCTCGGGCGAATAGAACAACGGCGATTGACCTTCTCGGATAGGCACACCATCGGATGGACAGTAGCCAAAGACGACCACGTGGTAATGGGGCCGCTTCGTGGTTTCACCGTACTCTCCGCAGGCATAGTATCGAAACTTCCCCTTCGTAAACCGCAGCCGCTTAAGAAACAGCTGCAGGTCTCGCTTGTGCAAACTGGCGTCCGCCGGAAGATTGTCATCATTGTAGGTAAGTGTCAAAAAGCTAGCCGAATCATGAAACTGTAATTCGTGCATGATCCGCACGGCCCATTGTCTGGAACGCTCCAGCCGGCAGCCAATGCACTGCCCGCATGGAACCTCCAAACGTAAATCGGTAAATGCCTCCGAACGCACAAAGGTTATCCCTCGACGCCCGGAGGAACTCACGGACTTTGAACGCCAGCCTTTCAACGGACTGACGCACGCCACCTAGAGCCTAATGCCGCCACGCATCGGAGCGCCACCCACAAAGTTTTTGCGGTTACTCCGACTTGTGTTGCGAAAGACCCTCTTCGAAACGCTCTTGCGAACTGACTTTCTCTTCACTGAAACCTCCTAATTGCTGTCACCTAGCACAGTTACATCAAGTAGAGCACTGTGCATTACGCCTTCGGCGTGTCCCCCACCTGGGCATCAACCTCCGGTTGACGCCCAGCTGCGGGAGCTTCCGAAAGACCCATCTCGACCAGCTGGTCATGGTTCGCCGGATCGATCACGAAATCGACAAAACGACCGGGATCGTTCTGGAACTTCGCCCGTACATCCGCGGGAACCGTCAGAAAGGCCTCCTCAGCCGCTACAACGAGATTTAAGGCCTCATGGTAGGTCAGGGTAGGACAATCTTGGTAAACCGCCTTCAGCGGGTCGAGAGACGGCAATACGCCCGTCTTCACATACTGACCGACGATGTAGTTGATGTCGGACTCACGCGCAAAACTTTGCTGCACTAGCACAACATCGCCGGAACAATCAATTCCGGGCTCGAGCTTCGGGCCAAAAGGAAAAACAAAATCAGACATAAAACACCTCACCACTTGAGAGCACGAAGAATTGACGACGCAGACGATCCAAACGGATTCCAACGACCAAGATACCGGGCCGCACGGCCCCAATTAGACTCGTCGATCTCCGACTCGGTACGCTGCCCGGGAAGAC